GTCTTTACCTTTTTCATCAGTTGTGATTTTAGGTCCACCAGCAGCATGTATAAAGAATCCTCCACCAACTTCCAAATGGAAGTCACCAGCAACTTTAAGACGATAATCTTCACCAACTGTAATAGCATACGTTGAGTCTACTGTCTTACAGTCGTCACCATGAGTTTCTTGAGTGAAGTTTCCTGCTTTGATAGAGTGGTCAGCAACGAAACTTGCAGTATCATCCTGCTCACCAGACTTACCCTTCTTCTTGCTCTTAGGAGTATTTTTCTTTACATATTTTTCAACTTCCTTTTCAACTTTGTCAGGATCAGTTACCCCCTGCGCTTTAAGCTCTGCTCGTGCTCTTGCTTCAGCAGCAACTTTCTGGTTAGTTTTTACAGAAATATCGGTAGATCCAGATGCAGTCTTTTTAATAGTTGCCTGCTTACCAGGGGTGCCAATATTCAAGTCATAAGCACCACTCAGATAGTTTGTCGCCTGTGTCATGTAAGGCACAGCACATTCCATGATGCCGTCAAGGAATGATGTGCCCATCTTATCGGTGCCACAATTTCCTAGTGCCTTACCAATATCAACTTCACCAAAACCATCATTATCTAACTCAGGTCCACAAGCAGTCATTCCGAAGAATGGATACCAACCCATGTTTTTATCACCACCACTAGGTCTTCTTCCACACTGTTGATCAGGAATAAGACCAATCAATGCTGTCAAGAAACCCAAAATACTGGTGAGATTCATAGCTGTTGGGTTTGCAGCAGATGCTTCTGCCATGATACCTTCACCAGACTCAACTGCCTCCAATGCAGTTTTTGCAGCATCCGCTAATTCAGTTGCTGTTTTGATCAAATCAATAATTGTCTGCAGTGTCTCGATAAGATCTTGGACATAGCAAAGAATGGAATCAAGAAGTTTCTCAAATGAGCTGATTGCTGCTTCTACGGTGCTAATTACCTGATCTAGGACTTGATCGATAATATCTGCTAATGCTCCAATAGGATCTAAGATAAAATCAATAAGTTGATCATCAATACCGCAAAGTTTATCCAAAATTGCAGCAATGAGTTTCTGCACAGCAGTCAATGTAGGTCCAGGAATCCCAAGAAAACCTACACCATCAATCACTGTTTGCAAGGTTTCAATCTGTGCTTCGATACCTTCTCTGATGGCAGCAACAACTTGAGCAAAAACTCCACTCAAAAAGTTTCTTAGTTTTGCAGTGAGTGTCTCAAAAGTAATTAACTTACCTTCAACGATATCAATAAAATCACCCTCTTCATTTTTAGTCAGATTACCTGCTGTGGTGGCAATATCTTCTACCAAGTATTGCAAACCAGTCATCAGGGTGCCCATAGGACCCTTAACGCCATTTGCCGCAGGGACTTGAGCATTTCTGGGTTTTTGTGCATTAGCAGAGCTACCAGAAATACCAGATACGTTTCCTAAGTTTGATGGTGCTCCACCTGCTCCAGGGACTTGACCATCACTAGGGACTTTAACACTATTATTGTCAGTTGGTGCTGCATAATCTGCTGTGCTGTCTGTAGCACCAAATTCGGAAGAAGCAGGGTTTGGAGCAAGATCTTTCGGAATTTCTTCGCCTGTTAATACAAACTTCCTCTTCTCATCTGCATCACCTTTATTCATGCGAAGCACACCCATGACAATGGGCATTTGTGCCGATTCTCCATCCATGAAGAATCCCATGACAATTGCGCCAGGTTGTAATTGACCTGACGATTCGCCTTGACCGTCATTACCTGCTTGGGAAGTATGCTGCAATACTGTTGCCCAAGGAATTTCTTCTGTAGGGAGTCCTTCTGCACTACCACCATTAGGATTGGTGTAATAATGAAGTACTCTACATTTTACCCGACCCAAATTCATTGGATCTGCATTATCTTCAATTTCACCTACCCACCAAAAGAATCCGTCTTTGCCAGCAAAGGCATTTGACTTCTCCTTAATAATGCCATCAAGACTCTTAGTTGCCATAACTTTTTATTAGATATTTATTGGAAAAACCTAAAATGCCAATTTTTTGGCGGGATTTTTTTCGCGGTTTTCTGTTAAACAAAAGTGAAATTATATATGGGAGATACAGGATTCGAACCTGTGACCTACTGCGTGTAAAGCAGTCACTCTACCGCTGAGTTAATCTCCCGCACAAATTTATATAGGTCCCAACCGCCAAAGACCTTATCACCATTTTCATCAACCCCTTTGTCTCTAGATTCCAAACCAACTTTAGTTAAATTGATTTCAGATATCACTTTAGCATTGCCTCTTACGATGCAATTGTCTCCGATTAACTTCCCAATCCATTGGTTGCCATCGAATGTAAATATCATATCACAATTTCCATCTCGTGTCCAGTCTAAATGATAATTTTCTACTACCACAGTATCTTCTGAGACGACTCGGATCTTATGATTTCTTTCTCGGTATGGCATGTGAGACTCGTGCCTATACCATTGCTTTGAATGATACCCATTAGAAACTTTCTCCCAGACTATACAGACCTGGGAGAATCTAGATGGATAAGTTTGTGCCTGGTGCCAGTTGTTGTATTTACCTAACAGATAACTTTCAAATTTAGTCGTCGTACATTCTACATTCATCTGCATCAGGTTCCATCTCACAATAAAGCTCTAAAGCAGTTGGATCATGATGGTCTCCTGCTTCAATCTCTTTTTTATGATTCTCTACATATACTTCTAGCTCATGCAACTCTCCTTCGATGTGACGACGTTGCTGTGGCGATGTTGTGGGATCTTGAAGGATCTCCTTGTCCTTCTCGATGTGCTTTTCGACGCTTTCCATGGTTGGTATAGATCCGTTACTAAATTATTTATGTGACTATTCTACTTCTTTGCGCGAAGAGTGTCTCTATATACTAGCATTTCCGTATACATTTCTCTACCATCCCACTTGTGTCTGACTGCTGCAATCAAATATCTTCCACTATACTTTTTGTCTTCCATTGCTTTTTGACCCTTCACTCTATTCATAGGGATCACAATATCAACACCCTTTCCTGCATACAAATCAGTGTTTCCAGGGACAGTTAGTAAAAGTTGAATACTTTTCAGTGTTTGCACTCTTGCAAACTGATATGACTGTAAGTATGGAAGTTGCTCATACAACTTATTGTCATTCTTTCCTGCTGTAGCATCCTGCCCATCTGCAACTCTATTGGGAAGAAATGTGTGTCTAATTCTTCTGGGAGTTTTCATCAGACCTATTGTCTGATCAGAAAAAGGACCATATGGATCATACTTTGCACTCTTTCCATCTAGGTGCTCCATCTTACTCCAGAGCTCATCGACTGAGTATGTGTATGTGCTACTAGTATTCTCAGATTCAACACTAACCAAAGAGTTTGAGAGGACAGTGGGATCTAGAGCAGAAGAATGTCCTGCCCATGTGCCATTCCTAAGCCCCTCTAAGATATTCCTATCGGAAACATACTTGACAGTGTTGATTTTATACAAATCACGCTCCTCTTGTCCAGTCCTTTTCGGAGAATACACATATTGATACAATTTACACTCACCGCTAGTCTTATCAGTCTTATCATCATGCTTCTGCTTATTGATGTCAGCAATCAATCCATCAATAGATTTAAAGTTATATCCCAATCCATTTTCAAAAAACAGAAATCCATTCTGAGGATCTTTACTTTTTCCAGACTGCTTTCGGACTGATCTTTGGGCAATCCAATAGATTGTGTCAAACCATCTCCAGTTACACATAATAAATTCGTGAGAGTTATCACCCTCTTCAATAAAGCACTTTTTCTTTGTCTTCATGAATTTAGAGTTGCCACTCTCCTTACCACGCAATATTCTCTCTACAATGTCATGAGACTTATCTTCTTTATTGAATATAACTTTCGATGATCCAAATAAATTAGATCCTTCATTTGATAAAAATTCTGGTGAGCAGCACTTGATTGTATACAGATCTGTGTTATTCTGGCGAGATCTATTTTCAATGGAGTATGTCTGCAATGGATATGAAACTACCTGTTGCTGTGTTTTGTATAACAAATTCCAAATCTCATCACCTCTAAGAGAGGTAATCAAGTCAGCACTGTCCATAATGTTGATTTCTGCTTGAATACCAGCACTATTAATAGACTGTATTACATTACAGGTAACTACGAAGTCCGACAAATCGTCAGCACCATCTTTGTTTTTTACAACTTGTCCGTCACGAATAAGTTGTAAAACAAATACTGCATCTGTAGCTGCTTGTCTTTGCATTTTACTGTCCTAAAATATTATTAGAAGAATTTAATTGATCGACCAAACTTGTATCATCACTAGATCTAGGTAAAATCTGAGTGTTAACACTGGGAGTACTTAGAGACTGTGCATTCTGCATTGCCTCAGCAGACTCCCTTCTCAATTGTGCTACCGCTGCATTTTGCTTTGCAACAGTTGCGGACACTGCCGCCAGTGCTGGAGCACCCATGCCAGTATTAGTCCTCACCTCAGTATTTACATCATTAGTCTTATCAACCATTCTTCTTTGATTGTTGGTAGATGCTGGTGGTGCTCCAGGGGAAGGAGGAGCACCAGGAGATCCACTGTTTGATGACGAAGATGAAATAGATTCTGGTTTTACTGGAGTGGGTTTATCATCTCCACCTCCAGGTCTAAAGTGCATTGGAGCAGTGCCAAGGGCATCACCAAATCCCATCTTTTCCATGACTTCAGCATTTTTTGGATCAAATGCCTTATTCAGGTCAAATCCATCAGTCTTAATTCCTGTGCTAAAGGACTCAGAAACATTCGGATTGAATGGGAGCGAAGTGCCTGCACTGAATAAATTACCAGCTGAGAAAGCAGATCCAAATGCCGTGCCTTCCAGCATGTTTGCTCCACCACTGCTAACACCAGGAGATACTGGAGATTCTCCAGGAGCTCTGCCAGCAAAAGTATCTTTAAACTGTTGGATATCTTCATCACTAATATCTGCACCCATTGCCTTAGCAAAAGAAGCAAGTCCTCCAGCAAACTCACTCATAATATTATCTGCGGTCAATTTAGTTTTCTGAGGTGCTGCTTGTGGACCTGGGATTGGCTCACCAGTTACAGGATCAATTTGAGTATCTTCTGCTCTTATGACTTGTTGACCAGTTGTGACCCCACCAGCAATACCAAATTCCTTTTTCTTTGCCGCAATTCTACCTGCTAATTCATTAATGGTTATCTTTCCATCTGGATTTTCAACTTTACCTGTTGCTGGGTTGTAACCATCCAATCCTGCGTTGGCATCATACCATCCCTTCACTTTAGCTGCAGAAAATCCTTCGACACCCGTGCCATCTTTAGTTGCAATAATTGTATCTGCAGGATCTCCTGCAAATGCTGGTAAGAATGTAGAAACATAAACATGACCAGTAGAAACCATTCCACGAGAATCTTTTGGTGCCTTATCAAAACTTGGTTTCAAAAACTTCTCAATGAAAGGTAACTGCTCTAAACCACTAGCAGTCCTCAACCATGAGAATGGTTTACCTGTGTTTAGTCCAGACCAAGTGTCGGGTTTGAATTGAATTAAACCTGTTGCACCACCAGAATGAGCTTTGTTTGGATAGAGACCAGATTCCGATGCCATCTTACCAAGCATGTCAGATGGGTCACACTTCAATCTCTTGCACATCTCTACTAGTGCTGCAATAAATTCAGGTGATGTCCTTTCTTTAGCAGCGCCAGTTAGTTGAAGTTTAGAAGTCTGTGTCCTTACTTGAGTGGAGGTATTACCATCACCTTTAGCACCCCTGGGATGACTGAGGACACTTACTTCCTTAGTTCTTGATCCATATACACTACCGATAGGTTTGCCCTTATATTTGTCATCATATTGCCAGTAACCACTCCATAATTTTTTACCACCTTCTTGGGCAATAGCAGAGTCATTTCCAGATGATCCACCACTATAATCCCAACCTTTAGTTGTGCTGAAAACTAATGCACCAGTAGGCACAAGTCCTTTTACAACCGCATCTCCCCACTGTTGATATGTCAGAGAGTTTGATGTGACACTTCCATATGGAGATGAAATGGATCTACTTTTTCCAAGACCAGGAATAGGACCCCAACCATAATTTTTGATGACCTGTGCCATCAATCCTCTAGGATTGTTGCGATCATTACCAGTAGTTACATAGTCACTTACATTTCCGAAGTTGACACCATGTTTTTCAGCAGTCTTAAGCACACCAGTTGTGCATGTGCCATCTTGTGCGTAGTCACCATTGGGATGTCTATACTTCTTACCATACTTTGCGAAGTCAAACTTATCCATCTCACCGCCAGCGGCAAATTTACGAATTCCTCGCTTTTCCTTTAATGCCAGCATTTGATCTGCATTGGACTGCTTATCAGTCCCTGCAAACATACCACCAAGATTATATCCTGCTGATGCTGCTTGATTCATCCGTAAACCTGTTAGGTTTGGATTGCCCCTAGTTGCAGGAGTATCAACGGGAATTACAAATCCACCATTTGCTTTCTGAGCAACATATTCCTTACCATGACCAATGAATGCAGTAGTCCTACCACCATCCATTGATACAGGATAACCTGTTTGTGGTCCGTTGATCCAACCACCACCTGCACGGAGGGGAAGTCCACCACCACTAGATCTAGACAGTCCTGCCTGTAGTGCATCTCTGCTAGCGGTAAGAGCACCACCGACCTGTTGAGCTTGCTCATTGGTCTGCAAAAAGTTTGTTGTTGCTTGTTTTGCTTCCGAAGCTTTTTCTTTTATTTCCTCTTTGTTATCGATTGCACCCTTAATTAAAAGTCCAGCACCAACAATCAACCCAAGTTTACTTGCTCTTCTTAAAAGAGTATTCTTGGAGTTGAGAATATTTTTATTGAGGAATGATAATGCACTACCAAGATCGTTAACGATCTTCATAGGATTCTTTAAATAGCGAATCGCTAAGAATCCTATAGCAAAACTTTGTAACCTCCGCATCGCTGCGCCAAACTTCTCGCCTGGGGTTGCATCCTCAGACAGCAAAGTGTACAGATCGTCTACTAATTCCTTAGTCTGTTTAGTAATAAACTTAGTGATTGCCTTCAAGGCATCTACAATGACTGTGATTGTAGTTTTAATTTTATCTCTATTCTCTTCTTTAGATAACCAATCCAAAGCAGCAATACCAATACCAAATCCAATAGTACTCTTAAGGAAATTCATCAGAGCTTCCAAGAATCCTATCTTAGGGAGAGATAGTTTTGGTGTTGCTACAGCACCACCACCTTCTTTCTTTACAGGTCCCTTTCTAGTTGTATATTGTGCTTCAAATTTAGGTTTTTCTGCTTTTGTTTGAGCAAGTTGTTTTGCCTGATTGTCTCTATAATCTTTTAGGACTGCAGCAAGACTATTGACAGTAGTGCCAAGATTATTGATTGCAGTTTGCTGCTCTTTGAGTGCTGTAACTAACTCCTTCTCTTGCTTAGGAGCATCCTTGTCTACCCTAACTCTTGTAGTGATAAACTTATATGGTTTAATTTTTGCGGACTTCTTTACTGCTACCACGGATTACTGCTCCAAGAGAGGCGATTCTGATACAAACAGGTTAGACATATCTCTATTTATTATGACTGGAGTAGTGATGGGCACAGGCATTTCGATGACAAAAGGTATTGTCTCTGATGAATGGAAGTTTAAATCCATAGCATAAGTTTTAGAGAAATCTAACTTACCAATCGTTTGTAACTTAAGATCATCTGCAAATCCACTCTTGGCAGCATCCATAAAATTAACCTTGGGGGTAGTCTCTTCAGCACCCTCAGGTATAATTTGATTACCTTTCTCATCGAATGAAACATTAAGGTCACCAATGTTTAAGATATCCTCACCAGGCTTACCACCTGCCAGTGTATTAGCAAAATCTTTGAGCATACCAGGCAATGACTCAAAGAATTTCTTCGGCGGCGGAGGTGGAGGTGGTGGGACTGGTGCTCCAGTTGGAGATCCAGTTGGTTGTGGAGATGAAGAATCTGAAGGAGCAGTTACAGTTGTGTCACCCTCGCCAGTAATTGTAGGGATGTTACCTTTAGCACCTGCCTTAATTGCATTGGCAATCTTAGATGCTTCTCTATTAATAAATGCCTGAGGACCATCTAAAATATTCTGATTTAATGGTGCAACTTCCAGGAGTGATGACAAGGTGTTTCTATTGACAGCGCCAAGATCATCTTTTTGCGCTGGGTGAATACCATATGCAGAATTTAAAGCGTTGAGGAATCCATTCTCTTTACCCCGTGCTGCCATGTTTGGGTTCATGCCCATCATGCCAGGCTTACCCATTGGTGTGGGTGCATCCATATGGATCTCAACTGTTGTGATGCCAGCAGAGTTATCAGCATCAATCCTAGAGTAATTGGATTGTGGATGAGATGAAGGACCAACCCTTACAGGTTTCCTATACATCGCAAGACCACCAGATAATCCAGCTGCTTTCTGTGCAATCTTATCGTTAAAATATGCCTCGTTACTTTGATATCCCTTGGCATAAGGCATCGTTGGTGCAGTCGATCTAGCATTTGCACCACTACCTACAATGCCGCCACCACTAGTGCCATAAGCACCAGATGAGTGAGGAATAGTCATATCAGCATGACCAGCATACAGAGCGACTTTACCACCGCCAGACAGTTGCTGTATTGAAGCACTAACATCAACAGGTTCTGCACCTGTAAGATCTTGGAATGTATTTTCTTTATTCAACCACTCCCAAATCTTTCCACCAGAATTCCAGATCTCACCAACAGTAGAGAAGATTGGTTTGATGGCATTGTCATAAACAAAACCAGGAATGCCAGTTGCAATCTTCCATGTCTCTTGAATTGCTCTAACTGCTGGATCGATGTATCCCTTAATGGGATCAATAATTATCTCACCAATTTCTTTTGCCTTTGCAAATCCTTCAGAAACAGTCTTGGAAACTTTGATGCCTACGGCACTCATCAACTCCTTGATTCTTTCGGGAATTTTTGCTGGATTAATAAAATCTAGCAGTGCTCCAATAGCACCCCAAGGATTGAGTAGATTAGCTGTGACTGCATCGAAAAGTGTCCTTACCTTTTCAAAGACCCACTGATATGCAGCTGTTGCTGACTGCTGAATCATCTGAAGCAGGATAGGAGCACCCTCTTTAAATAATTTTCCAACACCTTTAGCAGCACTAAAAATGGTGTCAAAAATCATGCTGACCAACTCTTGTGGTCCATTCAGCACATACTTTTGGAATGCTGCCCAGACTGCTTCACGCCATGGTTTAGATGCTTCCATCAGCATCTTACCAAAGTCTAAGACAGCACCACTAGCAAAATTCCACATGGAAGTGATTGCATTCCATGCACCATCCATGATCTTACCACCGAGATTCTTTAGGGACTCCCAAAGTCCTGCCCAGAATTCTCCGTTAGCAATGAAGTCTGTCCAAAGTTTCTTGGCACCTTCTAATGCTGCTTTACCTAAAGCACCTAAACCTTCACCCTCTCCTGTCTTACCTGTCATGGTGCGGTAGATCCATCCACCAATTGCTTCACCAGCAATGGCACCGAGCATCGATCCGACGAATGCACCTAACGGTATTGTAATAGGTGCTGCAGGACCACCAAAGGCACCAATAGCACCACCTGCCCATCCACCTAATACCTCACCCAAACCAGCACCGAGACCCTTGGATGCTGCTTCCAGCACAGAGTCACCAGCAATCCAGTTGAATACTGCAGTGATAAAGGTGCTAAAGAATGGAATCCTGATCTTCTTGATCAGTGCCATCACACCTTTATAACCACCCTTACCTAAGAATTTGAGGATAAATCTCTTAGATAGTTTATCAAGTCTAAACTTACCAAAGGTGTCGCCAACACCCTTTGTCAGAGTGCTACCTCTTACCTGAGTAGTAGGTGCTAAACTACCTGTTTTAGGAGCAGAAGATAATCTACCATTATTAAGTAGTCTATTTGTTTTTGTATTTGCTCTTTGTGTTGCTTGAGATGGCGATAGTCCATCTCGTACTGCATCATCATATGCACCCGACCAAGCACGAGCAGCTTCGTTACCATGTAACTTAGAAAATTTATTAACACCACTCTGACGTGGGTTATCAACAGGACCACTCCTAGGTTTGGGTTTACCGTCCTTATCTAAACCTCCATCGTCAACTCTGTTTGTTGATCCAGTTGTATCTCCTCGTTTACGTCTACTATTATTCTTGCCATCATCACCACTTCTAGCTCTGGAAGGATCGTAGTTATTGAATAAATCTAATACGCTCAGCAGATCGGTGACCAAACTGAATGGATTCATCAGATATTTTAATCCAATGATGCCAAACATCATCTGACCCAATCCACCAAGCCTATCTAAGAATCCGCTATCAGGATCTACTAACTTACTAAATCCATCACCAATATTATCAACCGCTGCTTTGATGAAACCCCATACCTTCTTAACAACGAAGGTAAACTTCTTCATAAATTCACTGATCGTCTTCTGATTATTTTCATCAGACAACCAATTTAATGTAGCTGCACCTATACCAATTGCCAGCAGGTTACCAAAGAAACCAACAAACGGTTGTAAAAGACCGTCAAGGAAACTCATGAATCCCTTACGTTTCTTTTTAAGTTTGGGATCTCTAGCTTCTTCTGCCTTACCTTCTCTCTCCATCTGTGATGGAGATTTAGTCTTACCTTCTTGCCTTTCTTCTGCTAAACGATCTGCTTCTAATCTTGCTTGACGCCTACGAATCTCTTCATTCTTCTTCTCTAAGATCTTCGCAGATCTATTATTCTTATTGATGTCCTCTAAAATTCTGCCGATCCCTTCTACACTGGCACCCATCCTGTTGAAAGAAAGAGTTGCGCCACGAACCAGTTTTGCTGCAGATGTACTATTAGTAGAAACACCTGCAGGAGAAACAAACTTATGTGCTTTTATTTTAGAGGTCATCTACCTGACATTTGTCGTTCTTTGGCTCTTCGCTCCTCTTCTTTGAGGAATTGGATCAACATCTGAACGTAAATTTCTTTTTCCCAAGGCATCAAGTTTTCTATGTATTGAATGTCCCACTTATGGTGATGCATTAAGGCGAAATTGGATTCAAAATATGTCTCCAAATCATTATGTAAAAGGGCTATGCGAAAAAAGATGCAAGTCCTTCAATAACAACCTCACTCTTAACCCCAGTATTAGGATTCTCAACCTCTAAGGTATGAGAAAGTTTGGGCATTGACTCAAAGTATTTTTGAATCTGCTGGAATTGCTTGCTGTTAAATTGCTCAAACCATTCACGCATTTCTGCCCTAGGTGTGTCTGCACAATCATAAACTTGATTGGCATCAGCAATACTAACAATGCATTCTGCAGCAAGATCAAACACTTGATCTAAAGCAGACCCAGCACTCTCACCATCATCAACATCAAAGTTTCCTTTGATGAAGGTATCCAAACTAGGATAACCCATGGTGACAATAACATCATCACTCAATTTAATTTCATTGGTGTGATCTTTATTCTTGACAATTTTAATATCGTCCAAGGGGATTTCAACCTTTACCTCAGTCTCATCATCGTCAGGACATGTGAGATTAACTTCAACAGTTTCACCAACAGATGATGCCCTGATTCTCAAGAAAAGATATTCAATATCGAATGTAGCAAGGTCATCAATTTTTTTGATGTTGGTGCAGTCAGTAAGGATGCGTTTGACAGCATCAATCATGTCTTCTTGATCACCTGATTCCATTGCAAGAAACAGAAGTTTCTCTTCTTTAACCAGGAAAGGTCTATATTTAACCGCTCTACCATCAGAAGGCAGTTTGGTATTATAATAAGGTACACTTAACTTAGGTAATGCCATAGAAATTCAACTCAGTATTTTTATTTAGGGGGATTA